AAGCCGTGCGCCACGCGGGCCATCCGGACACCTTTCTCGCGGTCGTGACCGCGTTCTATCACAAGCACGCGAGTCTCGTCGCGCTGACCCTGCAGATTCCCGTGGCACAGGCCGAGGCCTACTGTGACCGCCAGGCGCACCAGGTCACCCGCGGCTGGGTCGACGCCCTGGCCCTGTGGCAGACCCCCGCGTACGCCGCCGGCCTCGCGGCGCTCGCGCTCGAGGAGACCGCCCATGACTGACCACGAGCCGATGCTGCAATTCTTTAGTTTCGCGCATCTCCCGAAGCCGCTCGCGGACACCAGCGAACCGTTCTGCGCGCTGGCGGCCCGCCTCGTCGGCACGCTGCCGCGCAATCCCGAGCGATCGGCCGCGTTGAGGAAGCTGCTCGAAGCGAAGGATTGCGCCGTGCGCGCCGTGTTGTATCAAGCGGAGAAGCCAGCATGAAATATCAACGCCTCGTCGCGTACGTCGCCGACACGCTGTGGGCCTGCCATCCGAGCAAGCTGGCCGAATTGCTCGCCGTGCTCGCGTTTCGATCCGCGGGACACGAGTACACCGAGGCCGAAATCGCGGCGCGCATCGGGGATGCCGGCAACCGCGCCCCCGGGTCGACGAGTCGCGGCGCGGTGGCCGTGATTCCGGTTCGCGGCATGATCGCGCATCGGATCTCGGGGATGGAAGATACGAGCGGCGGCACCTCCTGTGAGCGCATCAGCACGCAGATCGACCGCGTCGTGGCCGAGGGGATCGGCACGATCGTGTACGACTTCGACACACCCGGCGGCACCGTGCCGGGCATTCAGGAGCTCGCGGCGAAGATGTTCGCGTTGCGCGGGCAGGTCACCCAGATCGCACAGATCAATTCGATGGCGGCGAGCGCGGGGTACTGGTTGGCGAGCCAGTGCGATGAACGGGTCTGCATGCCCAGCGGCTGGGCGGGATCGATCGGCGTGTATTCGGCGCATCAGGATCTCTCGAAGGCCCTCGAACGGGAAGGCATCGACATCACGCTGATTTCGGCCGGGAAGTACAAGACCGAAGGCAGTCCCTTTGGTCCGTTGTCGCCCGACGCGTTGGCGGTGCGGCAGGCGACGGTCGACGCGACGTACGCGCTGTTCACGAAGGACGTCGCGCGCGGGCTCGGCGTCTCTCCGGCGGACGTCCGGACCGGGTACGGGGAAGGGCGTGTGCTCGGCGCGAAGGACGCGAAAGCCGCCGGGCTGATCGACCGGATCGCGACGATGGACGAGACCTTGGGACGCCTGGTGGGGCGGACGCCCTCGAGCGGGGGGATGCGCGCGGCGGATCTCCGGGACCCCTCCCCGGAGGGACAGGCGCGGCGGGCGTACGTGGACCAGTTGATGGCGAGCGCGCGAGGCCTGCTGCACGCGGAAGGGGAGCCGGCGGACCTGGCCCCGCCGCTCCAACCCCACGAAGCCGACCCGGACGACATGGATGATCTGGACGACTTGACGGCGTCCGCGGCGGTGAATCAGGCGCGGCGACGGCGGTTGCTCGAATGAGCTCGACGCTATTCTCGGCAGCTCCTCTCACTACCGCTCAGTCGAATGGCCACCCAAGGATGCCCCGGTCAATCAGCCACGTGTGCGGCCTCCTCCGTCGCATCGTGATCACGGTCTCGATGAACTCTTGAACGACGTCGTCGTGATGGAACCATTCGTTTCGATGGCGGCTGCCTGACAGCGCTCGGTGCACCAACGTCTCGAAGATCTTGAGTCCGATTGGCACAGAACCAAGCAGTTGGAATTCGTGGTCGAACCCACACATGGCCGCGACGCCAGTTATCTGACGAACTCGATCCTCCGGGTTGCTTGACCGCCCGATTTTCACCATCCCAGTCGTTAGGTTCTTGATGGCATACAGCCTCATCTCCATGGGCCTGGCTCCTTTCGCGCGACAGCCTACCAGTGGTTTTTCGAGCGCGTTCCAGAGCCGGGATTTGTGCGGGTCGCGGAAGTCACTCGGTGTATTCCAGAACACTCCACAACACCCACAGTGCGGGATCGGACCGGTTGTTTTTCCTTGACCTCATCCGTACGCCGTGACGAGTGATCGTGCAACGCCCTCCCTGATCCGGCGGTAAGCTGGATCCCAAGATTCGCACCGCGGCTTCCGTTGAAGGCGCGTGTTGATCGAGACCCTGAGCCGTGCGGCCATCCGTACGCCCCGGGTTCTCGCTGAACACGCGCCTTTTTCGTTTGTGCGCCCGGCTTTTTTCAGGGAGTGAGACGCCCATGAGATTCGGGACCCTGCCGTTCCTGCTGGCGCTGGTCATCGCCATCGCGCAGACGCCGACGAACATCTATCAGATTTGCGCCTGGAACCATGGCACCGAAGCCACGGAGCCGTGGCGGGCCGCAAGCGGGGCGACGGCCACCTTGCGGTCGATCGGCGCGCGCCTGCGAGCCTGGGTCGCCGACTGGGCGCCGCCCTCCGGCCTCCTGAGCGAGGTCGGCGCCGTCGGCAACATCAAGCAGTTGATCCAGAACGAGGCCGACCACAAGAAGGCGATCGCCACGCTCAAGAAAGAAGGGCGCGTCCTCAATGCGGTCGAGAAGCCAACCCCGGAGCAGGCCACCCGGCTGACGGCCGTGTTCGCCGAGCTCGACGGCCTCGACGAGCAGCTCGAGGCGAACGCCGTGGCCCTTGCCCAGGCGCGCCGGCTCCAGGAGGACGAACGCGCGAGCACCACAGAGATCCTCCCGGGGAAAGACCTCGCGGCGGAGAAGGCCTGGGGACCGACGCTCCACAGCGACGCGACCCCGGCCATGAAGATTGAAGCCCGTCAGGCCGCCCTCGGCGAGTTCGCGATCGCGGTGCGCGGCGTGGTGAATGGCACGGGCACGGACCCGCGGCTCTTCGCGGCGGCGACCGGGATGGGCACGGCGATTCCGTCCGATGGGGGCTTCGCGGTCCCGCAGGAAGTGGCCGCCGGCATCGAGCGCGACATGTTCGCGGTCGGGGATCTCTTGAGCCGGGTGGACGCGCGGACGATCTCGGGCGACGCGATCGCCTACAACGTCATTGATGAGACCAGCCGGGCCGCCGGATCCCGGCAGGGCGGCGTCCAGGGCTACTGGGTCGACCAGGGCACCGCGCCCACGGCGTCGGCCACCAAGCTCGCCCGGGTCGAATTCAAACTCCGCAAAGTGGGCGCGCTCGGCTACATGACCGACGAGCTCGTGGCGGACGCGGCGGGGCTCGGCGGTGAACTGGAGTCCATGTTCAGCGATGAGCTCGTGTTCCAGGTCGAAGACGCCATCACCGAAGGCGTCGGGGCCGGGCAGCCGCTGGGGTATCTCCTCGCGCCGTGCCTCGTGTCCGTCGCGAAAGAAACAGGGCAGGCCGCGGTCTCGATCGTCAACGACAACATTCTGAAAATGTGGGCGCGGATGCCGGCGCGGAGCAAGAAAACCGCGGTGTGGCTGGTCAACGGCGACGCCGGCCCCCAACTCGACACCCTCTCGCAAGCCATCGGCACGGCGGGGATCCCGTCGCGCGTCGTGAATTACAGCGCCGATGGCATTCTCTCGATCAAAGGGCGGCCCGTCGTCGAGACGGAATACAACGCGACGCTCGGCACCGTCGGGGACCTCGTCTTGATCGACTTGTCGAAGTACCGCCTGATTCGGAAGGGCGGCGTCGAGCAGGCCTCCTCGATTCACGTGCGCTTCACCCAGGGCGAACAGACCTTCCGGGCCTTCTACCGCTGTGACGGCCAGATGATGCCGCGCGCGGCCCTGACGCCGTTCAAAGGCGGCGCGAACACGCTCAGCCCCGTCGTTGTGCTCGCCACCCGCGCGTAAGGAGCAGCCATCATGCGATCGAGTGAATCGAAGGTCTTTGTCCCCCTGATCGAATCCAAGGACTACGGGTCCGCCGGCATCGATAGCGACGGCGTCAACCTCGGGCTCGTGAATGGGTTTACGGCGGCGCTGGTGTTCGGTGCGCTCACGGGCAACTCGATCCTGAAGGTCTACGCCGGCGCCACCGCCGCGAAAACGACGGCGATCGCCTTCGCGTACCGGCTCGGGGCGGCCGACTACAAAGCCGCGCTCGCCGATCAGCTCGGCGATCCGATTGCGGTGGCCTCGACGGGCCTGACCCTGACGGCCGCGACCTTTGATCACCGGCAAGTGATCATCGAAATCGACCCCGACACGCTGCCGTCTGGCAAACCGTGGGTCACGCTCGAGATCGACGCGACCGCGACGGTGATGAATGTCGGCGCGGTGGGCGTCGGCGACGCGCGGATGCCCGGGCATCTGATCCCGTCGGTCCTGTAGGCGTCGGCGGATCCAGCGGCGCGCGCGCCGGGGGAGTGAGATCAGCATGTCAGCACCGAATGTCGTGGCGGAGTGGATCGGGGGCGACCTCGTCCACAAAGACAAAACGAAGACGGAGTTCGCGCGCTTCGATGGGACCAACGGCCTCTTTCAGGCGAAAGACCTCCCGTTGTGTCGGCGCGTGCGGACGGCGATCGCCCAGGTGAACGCGGGCGCCACGCTGCTGCCGGCGCTCGGCGCGGGGTACGCCTATCGACTGATCGACGCCTTCGCGATCGCCATCGGCGGCGCCGCGGCGGCCGTGACCACCGTCGACATCATTGGCACGCTCAGTACCGCGCGCAAACTCGTCGCGTTCGGCCAGGCGGCGTTGACGCAAAGCGCGCTCGTGCGGGCGGGCTCGACGGGTGGCGTGCTCCTCGCGGATGGCGCGTCCTTCACCGCGAACGATGCGAACACGGCGATCACCATTGGGGTCACCGGCAGCCCGCTGACGACCGCCACCCATATCGACGTCGTCCTCACCTACGCGATCGATCGGGTGTAAATGGCTGTTGGCACCGTCACGATCACGCACACGCGACAAGGATCCATTCGGACCCTCGCAGCGGCGTGCGTGGCGTCGTCGACCGATGGGAGTTTTCCCGCGACGGTGCTGCCCGCGTTCGAGGGGCGCCTGCTCGACCTCATCGTCAATCCGGGGGCCACGGCGCCGCAGGCGTTGTACGACCTGACGGTGATTGACCAATACGGGCACGACGTCCTCGAAGGGCTCGGGGCGAACTTGAGCGCGACGGTGACGTCGAAGGCGCCGATCGTCTACAGCGGGACCGGGCTCCATCCCGCGATCGACGAGGGCGACGTCCTGACCCTCACGCTCGTCAACAACAACGTGAACAGCGCGATCGTGGACGTGGCGATCACGTACGCGCTCGGGGCCTGAGCGTGCGTCATGAGTCTGTCCCTGGTCACGGCGCCGGCGACCGAGCCTGTTACCCTGGCGGCGGCCAAGACCCATCTCCGCGTCGATAGCGAC